ACAGAGCCTTTGAAGAAGAGGTCATGTTGAGTGGTTTCGGAGCAGCGCCTACTAAGCAAGAGGGTTCTGGTGTCACATTTGATGATGCAAACGAGGCTTACACTTCAAGGTATAACCATGAAACTGTCGCAATGGCGTTTTCAATAACAGAAGAAGCTGTAGAGGATAACCTTTACGACAAGCTATCTGCTCGTTATACGAGAGCACTTGCAAGATCCATGGCTCATACTAAGCAAGTGAAAGCAGCGAATGTATTAAATAATGCGTTTACAGCTGGAGCAAATGCTGGTGGTGATGGTAAAGCTTTATTAGCAACAGATCATCCATTAACAAATGGTGGAACTTTTGCTAACGAGCCAACTGTCGCAGCTGATCTTAACGAGACATCTTTAGAAGATGCTTTAATTAAGATTGCAGGCTTTGTGGATGAAAGAGGATTAATTATCGCTCTAAGAGGTATGAAGTTAATCATTCCTAGACAATTACAATTTGTCGCAGAGAGAATATTAAACTCTAATCTAAGAGTTGGAACATCAGATAATGATGCCAATGCCATAAGGAACATGGGAATGTTACCTCAAGGCTATGTCATTAATGATTATCTAACTGACACAGATGCGTTTTTTATCAAAACAGACGCACCAAATGGTCTAAAGCATTTCGAAAGAATGGCTATGGCTACTGCCATGGATCCAGATTTCGATACTGGAAATATGAGATATAAAGCAAGAGAGAGATATTCTTTTGGCTTCTCTGATCCTCGTGCATTGTTTGGATCACCTGGAGCGTAATAAAAAATTACGTTTTATAAGGGCGACTATTTGCAGTCGCCCTTTTTTTATGTATAATGAAGATAACCTT